ATCGAAGATGCCGTCCATGATCTTGCGCTCTCCGTCGCCGCCCTCGCACGCGCCCACGCTGACGGCACCACCTCCGCAGCCCATCCACGCAGGAGGCGCACCGATTGACCCGGCGGTGCGCGTGGCGCGCGTGCGCTCCGCGGTCGCCGTGGCCGTTCTGGCGTGCGCTGACGTAGTGCGCGACGTGCGAGGGGACGCAGAGGCCGACGCCCTTGTGGCTGCGGCGCATTCGACCTCCGCGCGCGGCGTCTGACGTGGAGCTTTTCGCCGTGGAGTCCGCGCTTGCTGTCGGCCGCCGTTGGCGCCTTGCATGGGGCTCGGCTGACTTAGGCCACCATTCGCACGCTGACCCGCTAACGGACCAAGAAGCCGCGGGCGTCGCGGACTTCGTGCGCGATATCGTGGGCTCCGGCGCGGGGTGGCAGGTGCGATGCACGCTCCCGACCGTCAAGGCGACCGCGGTTTCCGGCCTAAGCCAGACAGCGCCGCAGCTTGCCGCGCTTTTGTCCGCGTCGGCGCCGGCCGTCCAAGGCGGGCTTCTCCGGGCAATCTGCGCCGCCCCGGTGCCCGGCGCGGCCATCCCGGCGTTCCTCTAAGAGAAACCCCCGCCCGGACCATTCCGAGCGGGGGCGGGTGCCATCCCTACGGACGACGCGCCTTAGATGTTCGCCGTCCGTGGGTAAGCCGTAGCACGGGGCCCCGCCCGCGTCAAAGCCGGACAAGCAACCCCGCGAAACACCTACGGGCGCCCGGCGCCGCGCCGTGGTAGGATGCGCCATGACCGTCCGCCTTGTCACCCTTGACACGTACCGCGCGCGATATCAGGGCTCCGGCCCCGTGGTCCCGCTTGACGATTCCGCCGTGCTGGCGCGGATTGACGCGCTGTCGGCGGCCATTCTTCACCACCTCGGCTTCCCCGCCGGGGGCGAGGATTGGGATTCGGCGTCGCGCGTCTGGACCTTCGGGCCCTATGATTGGGCGTGGAATCCGTGGAGCGACGAATCCCGGCTTGTGCCGCAGTTCTCCCCGGTGGCGTCGGTGACCAGCATCGAGGAATCCGGCGACGGTTCGACGTGGACAACCGTACAGGCCGATTACTACACCCTCCGCGACGGCTCGGACCCCGCCCGCGTGCGCATCGACGCCATCAAGGGCGCGCGCTGGTCGGCGGAATCGTGGTATCGAGTGACCTACGTTGCCGGCTGGACCACCGTTCCCGGCGCCGTGGAAGACGCGGCCGGGCGCCTGGTGGCTTTCTCCTTGGACGTGGACCGGCGGCGCGGGCGGCAGGGGGAATCCGGGGTCGGGCAGCCCTCCGAGACGTACCGCCCGGAGACGTGGCCGGATGACCTCCGCGCGCAGCTTGCGCCGCACAAGCTCCCGTGGCGTCGCTGACGCTTGACGAATTGCCGGGGGCGCTCCTTGCCCTTGGCGAGCGGGCGCAAACCGCCCTCGGACAATACGCCGCGAAAGTCGCGCAGCGGATGGCGGCCGACGCGGCGACCTTCGCGCAAGCCAGGGTAGGCGGCTCGCTTGCCCGCTCCGTCGAACCCCTCGTAGAGTTTCACCCCGACGCCATCCGGGCGGGCTTCATCGCGGGGCGAACCGAGCCCGTCATCCGGTACGCCCGCGTCCAAGACGAGGGCAGCGGCTACCTTCCGGGCGGCGTCATCCGTCCCCGCTTTATGGAATACCTGCGGATACCGGTGCCGGGCAGCCGCGCGCGGGAGCGGTTCCCGGGCGGGCCTCTCACGCTTTTACACGATTCCGAGGGGATGAAGTTCTTCCGCCTTCGCGCCCGTGACGGCTGGCTCATGGTCTATCGCGGTGAACCCTTGTGGATTCTTGTTCGCACCGTCCGCCTCCGCGCGACGAATTACGGCCGGGACGCGCACGATGCCGAAGTGCGCCGCATCGACGGGGAAATCGCGGACGGCTTGCCAGGACTGCGCATTCCGGGGTAGACTCCGCGCATGGGCCGCCACCGCATCGTCATGGTTTTTGCTTCCTGTTCGGCCGGGGACGGCGCGGATGGCGGCCCCATCTTCGCGCCCGCGGTGCGCGCTTGACCCTGTACGCCGTCGAACGCTTGGCGGCCGTGCGCGTCCTTTTGGGCGGGCTCATGTTCGCCTTCGAGGGCGTGCCGGCGACCGGGCAGAAGCCAGAGGCGTACACCGGGCGGCCGACGCGGTTGCAGCCCCCGGCGGGCCGCTCGGTTATCGCAGCGTGGCCCATCTCGCTGTCGGTTTCCCCGTCGCCCTCCGCGCTTGACGAGACGGTTTCCGCCACCTACGAGGTCGCCGCAATCGTCGCCGTGGCCGCGGGCGCCGATATGGCCGCCGTCGCCTCCCGGGTCGCGGAAGCCATCGGGGTAGCTGTCCGGGATTCGACGCTTGACGCCACCTCCCCGGCGCCCTCGATTTCGCTGTCTATCGCTTACGAGGAAGGGCACGTCGCCGTCTTCGGCACGCTGTCCGCCGACTACCGTACACCCTTGGGGGCTTGACTTGGCCTTCGCATTCTCCCCCGTCTCGTATTATCGGTGGCCCATCGCGGTTTCCCCGGGCGCCGCCGCGTCCACCGCCATCCGGGTACAGGTGTCGATTACCCCGGCCCTGCGCCGGTTCTGGTCCTCTGTCGATTCCAACGGGTACAGCGTCCGCTTCGCCGATGCGACCGGCGGCCCGCTGGCCTTCAACCGGGCGTCATTCTCCTACGCCAACCAGACCGCCGAATATCGGGTCCAGTTCACGACGCCCTCCGGGGTCACCACCAGCGACGTGCATGTGGTTTACATGTACGTCAAGAAAGCGGCCCCGGCCTTGGCGGATTCGTCCGTTGCCGACACCGCGGACACGATGTATGGCGGCGGGCTCTTCGCCTCCGAAACCATCGGCGACACCCCGACCCGGGCCGGCGTAGTCCAGGGCGATACCCTCGAATCCGTGGACCTCGCCTCCACCGACTATCGCCCGGTGGCCGTCTCGCTGACCGGCGCGCTCCAAGCGTTCGCGGCCGACGCCACGCTGAATGACAGCACCGAGAATGAGGCGCCCCGCCGGTTCCGCGTGGAAGTTCTCGACTCCGGCGGCACCGACGCCACAGCCCGGTATGTCCAGGCGCTCCATCGCATCATTCACGACGGCGCCGATTTCTACATCCTCCCGTGGATTTCCGCCGGGGATACGAACACGTACCGGCTTCGCCTGACGGTCGAAACCGGCGGCACCCTGCGCCGGCTTATCCGGCTTGTCGCTCTTCGCTTCCGCCTCCCCTCTGCCTGATTCGGAGTCACAATGGCCCGCCTTGTCGGTCGCTCGCTTGCAATCGGCCTTTGCGCCGAATCCGCCTATGGGGACGGGGTTACCACGTCCGCCGCGCTCTACTGGACCACGCCTTCCGGCCTCTCCGCGCCCATCGTCCGCGCCGACGTGACGACCGTCCCTGACCTCGGTTTGGACGATTCGGGCCTCACCCGGCTTGATTTCGTCTCGAAGAAGTACGTGGACTTCGAGTTTAGCCAGCCGATGGACATGGACAACGACGGGATGCTTCTCCGCGCTGGCGTCGGCTCCGTCGCCACCACCGGCAGCGGCCCGTATACGCACACCTTCACCCTCGACATTGACCAGCCCGCGACCCTTGGCGGCGTTGTCGAGATGGCCGAAGAGGACGGCACCTTCTCCGAACTCGAATTCTCCGGCGGGCAGGTGGCGTCCATCCGCTGGGAAATCCAGGCGGGCGGCTACTGCGTCGAAACGATGCGCCTCTTCGGCAACGTCGAAACCGACTGGACCGGCACGCCGGTTCAGACGCCCGCTTCGTTCTCCCGGACGAAGGCCACCATCCCGTTCGCGAAGCAGGCGACCACGGTTTCCATCCTCGGCAACACGTACAACGTCACGTCGGCCACCGTGGAATACAACCGGAATCTGAGCCCCGACCTCCAACACCTCGGAGAAGTCGGCATCGCACAGCAGTACCCGGGCCAGAACACCGGCGCCACCATCGAATTCGTGATGCCGATGCCGAGCTTTGCGCTTCTGACGGACCTTCTTGCGGAGACGCAGGGCACCGTCACTCTCACGCTGACGAACGGCGCGCGGTCGGTTTCGTGGGCCTTGGAGAATGCGCAGGTTATCGAGCATTCCGAGTCCATCAACGGCGTCGGCCTTGCCGAACTCCGCGTGCGCGTCGCGGCCCACGGCGGCGGCACCTACGGCGCGAAGTGCACCGTGATCAATGCGCTTTCGGCCGCCGTCCAGACGCAAGGCACCGCCGCGTGACGTTGACGGACCCCCGGAGCGCCCGCCCGTGGCAAGTCCATCGGGCGGAATCCCTGACCCGGCTTGATTCGCGGGGTCTTTGGGATGCGTGCTTCCGCTGCCTTCTCCCGTGGGAAGAGGCGGCGCACCGGGAGGCATTGGCGGCCGTGTTCCAGGGGAAGCCGGGTGACCTTGACGACGCCGTAATCGAAGCCGTTGTCGGCGTTGTCGCGCGTGGCGAGGGCGGCGAACCGATGTTCCAGGCGGTGGACGCGGCGGCCGTCCCCGAACTGCAACAGCCCCGCGGCGGCCGTCCGCGCGCGCCGTGGGCGCTCTTGCTGCCCCGGCCGATTCGGGAGAAGGCCGCGCGTATGCTGGCCTTCGCCACGTTCCAAAAGGCCATCGCCGCGCGTCTCTGCGCCGCGTCGCCACCGCCCCCGGCACCGCCGACCGGGGAGGCCATCGCCACGGCCGCCGGGTGGGTTGGGGTGTGCGCCCTCGATTCGATTGAGTTGGAAGGCGGCCTACCCCGCGCGCTTTCGACGGCCGCGTGGGATTACCTGCGCCGCGCGACGAAGGACGCCCCCGGCGAAGAGGCGCCCGCCCGGTGGGATATCCTCGCTGCGGATGCCGCCCGCGCGGTTCGGTGGCGCTGGGAAGCCGAGGGCGAAGAGCCGCCCGCGTGGCGCCCGGTCGCGGTGGCGGTGGACTGGCACGCGGAAGCCGGGGATGTATGGGTTGGCGAGATTGACTTGGCCGCGCTTGCCGAGGTGCTCCGCGTCGCGTACCGGGATGTTCTGGCCGCCGCCGATTTCCTTGGCCCGTGGATTTCGACGCCCTCTATTCTGGCCTTCGTCGGCGCGGACCTCCCGTTCGAGCACCGCCCGGATTATGCCGGCCTCACCCCGCCGGCGCGGGCGATGGTCGCCACGGCCTACCGCTTCGCCGCGGGCCACGCTGCCGCCGCCGCCCGGAGCCCGGTATGACGCCCGTCCGATACGTCATCGAATTCTCCGGGAAGACCGCCGCGCTTGGCGCCTTGGCCGACTCCGCGCACGAAGCCGCCGCGCAAGCCGCATCGTTGACGCGCGCCCTCTCGATTGCCGAGATGCAGGCGAACGGCGCCGACTCCGCGGCCCAACGCTTCCGGGCTTCGCTTGGCCGGGTGCAGGTGGGGGCCGACGGCGCGGGCGCATCGCTGGACGGCTACGCCCTCTCCGCGGACCAAGTGCGACGCCGGGCCTCCGAAGCCGCAAAGTCCGGGGAAGATTTGGCCTCCCGGATGCTGGCCGCCGCCGAAACCCTCGACACCGTGCGCGGCGCCGCCGGGTTGACCGCTGACCAAATCGCGACCCTCGCACAGCAGAGCGCGAAGCTTCGCGGCGAATCCGCCATCCTTGCCGCGCAGGGTCAACGGGAGGCGCAAACCCTCCGGGACGTGGCCGACCGGGTAGAGGCCCGGACGCGCGCCGAACAGGAGGCCGCCGCCGCCGTCAAAGAGTCGGCCAAAGAGCGGGCCGCAGCCGAGCGCGCCGCCGCCCGGGAAGTCGGCGGGCTCGAAAGGGAGCTTGCGAAGCAGCGCGACGCCGACGAACGGGTGCGCCTCGGGAACATCCGCGGGCGAGCAAACCAAGAAATCCGGGCGATTGACGCCCTAATCGCCAAGCTCCAAGAGCGGAACGACGTGGACGAAGAGGGCTTAGCCCTGCTCCAACGCCGCCGCGAACAGGTGGCCGCCGACGCCGACCGTCAGGAAGCGTCCATCCGCGCACGCGGCGTGACGCCCGATGCGTTCGGGGCGCGCGGAACCCGGACCACAACTATCGGAAGCGGTGTGCTGTCAAGCTACTTTGACCGCCTCTTCGCGATGGGCGGCGCGGGTGGTCCCGGTGGTGGCGGCGTCTCGCTCCAAGGCATCCAACAGGCCGCAGGCAAGGCCGATACCGCGCTGAAAGGTCTGGCCGGCGCCGTCGGCGTGTTCTCGCCCGGTGCCGAGCGCGCCGCAAGCGCCGCGGGTGACCTTGTGGGCGCCTTGGAGTTTGCCCTTACCCCCGCTGGCGCGACCGCCGCCGGGCTCTTGGGCGCCGCCGCCGCCGCAACCGTCTTTGTGGGCGGGGCCGTCGCCGCCGTCCGCGCGGCCGAAGACCTCGCTGCGACGCTTGGCGAAATCCCGGACGGGGTAGACCTTGGCTTCTCCGCCGCCGGGGTGGAACAAATCAAGGAGGCAAACCGCGCGCTCGAAGCGGCAAAGCTGGCCGTGTCCGCCGTGGTGGTCGCCGTCGCGGAAGACCTCGCCCCGGTGGTCGAAGACGGCGCGCGCCTCTTGGCCGGCCTTGGCGTGGTCGCCGCGCAAACCGCGGGCGCGGCCCTCGACAACATCGGCCAAATCGTGGACGCCACAATAGCCGGCATCGCAAGCGCGGCGGCGTCGCTCTTGACGGCGTTGGTCGCGCCCCTCCGTGTGCTGGCCTTGGCGGCCGAAGCGGCGGAAGCCGTGGCCGGTGTGACCGGCGTAGGTGGCGGCGCCGCGGAGGCCCTTCGTTCCGCGGTGGACGGCATCCAAGACGCCATCCGCGGCGGCGTCTCCGGCGCCCTCTCCGGCGCGATTGACGGATACCGGCTGCTCTTGCGCGACCTTGTGGCCGGCACGGAAGACGAGGTGGACGCGCTTGTTTCGCGGGCAACGGAATTGCGCGCGCGGCCCGGCGGCGGTGCAGGCGGCGCCGACCGGGCGGCCGAAGCGGCGGCGCCCCTCACCGATGATGCGCTGATTTCCGAACTCTTGACGGCCTATGAAGAGGGTGAAGACGCGCTTACCCGGTTGGGCGAAATCCAAGCCGACCTCGCCCGCGCGCAACTCACCGACGCCGAACGGGTCGCCCTGGCCTATGCCAACCAGCGCGCCGAAATCAACGCCCTTGCGGACGCCGCCCGCGCCGCGGGTGCCGAGCAGGCCGAAGCGCAGCGGGCCGCCGGGCTGGCCGCCGTTGACGCGGCAGAGGCCATCGCCAAACAACGCGCGGAGACGGAGCGCGCCGAACGGGCGGCGGCGGAACGGGCCTCCCGCCGGCAGGGCATAATCCAAGCGGGTGCATCCTTCGCGGGCGGCGGCGGCACGGCGCTGGAATTCGCGGCGGCCGTCGCCCCTCCCGGCGCGAAGCAAATCCTGCAATCGGCCTCCGCGGTCGCCAACGGCTTAGCCGGGCTTGGCGAGCAAGGCGCCGCCGGGGTCCAGCGTGCGCAGGAAGCGCGCATCGAAAGCATCACAAAGGGCATCGAGGAGCTTCCCGAACTGCTTATCCGGGTTTTGCCCGCGCTCGGAAAGGCAATCGTTACCGAGCTTATCCCCGCGCTTCTCAAACTCCCGTTCGAGATTGCGCGCGAACTTGGCTCCGTGCTTCTCGAATTCTTCGAGCGCATCAATCCGTTCGACCGGGAAAGCCGGGAAGACCGGCAGGAGCGCCGGGAGCGGCGGCGGCGGCGGCGGGGCCTTGCGTCGGGCGCGGCGTATGTCGCGGAAGACGGGTGGATGATGCTCCATCGCGGGGAAACCGTGGTGCCGGCGTCGGGCGCGACAACGCAGGCGGCAAGCGCGCGCACCGTCGAACGGTTGGCCGGTGGCGACCGTGGGCCGTCTCTGGACTTCCCCTTCCGGCCCATCGGTGAATCGGCGCTTGTGCTCGCTGTCGAGCGCGGCCGGCGCCCATTCGGCCGCGTTGTGGGTTAGGCTGTCGCATGGCCGGCGCCCTCTGGTTCTACCCCGACCCCGCCTCCCCGGTGCGCAAGCTCTCCGCTTTCGTCGCGCCCAATGACTTGCAGGTGGATACGGTCTATGCGCGCTCTTCGGCCGTGTCCTTGGACGGCGGCGTAAAGACCGCCATCCATGCCGGGTATGAGCGTGTCCGGATTGTAGTGGAGCGCCGTTCGGAGCGGGCGGCTGGCTCGACTTGGCGGGATGAAGCCGAGTCGCTTCTATGGCACCTCGAAAGCGGCGGCGCGGTCACCTTCGCGCTGGACGAGGCCGCCGCCTATGCCTACCCGGTGACGGGGACGGCGCCGTACAGCACCGGCCTAAGCCTGTTCGGGACGAACATCCTGTCCGGGCTCGCCCCGTCGGCCGCGCCCGCGGCGGATGACCGGGTGGTTCTGTCGAGCGCCCTCCCCGAATTCCGGCGGGAGGGCGGGACGGTCGCTTCGTTTAGCGCGCCGACCTTGACGCTTGACAACAAGGTGGCCTATGACCACCGGCTTAGGTCGCCCATCGTCCGGCATTGGGGATGCTTTCCCGCGCTCCGGCTCGCCCCCGAAGCGGCGCGGCCCCTATTCCAGTCCGAGCGCGGCTTCGTGTTCACCCTGGCCCTGGACCTTGTGCAGAGTCCGGCCGACTTGACGGCCTTGCATGACGCCTTTCAGGTGGGCGGCATTGTGCTCGCTGGGGTCGGCGTCACCCCGTCCGCCACGTCGGTAACCCTCGGGGACGTGTTCCGTCGGTTCCGCCCCGAAGGCGTGGGCGTCGCGCCCGGCGCGCTGGACGCCATCCAACGCAGCGCCTTCAACGCGCCGGCACAAGCCGGGGGACGAATCCCGCGGATGCGCCCGTGAGTTGGAGCCCGGCCTTCGTCGCCGCCATCGAAGCGGGCGAGTCCATCCGCATCCGGCTTTCGTGGGCCGGCGCGACCGTCGCCACCTCGGACGGCTCCGGCGGGTGGGCCATGACGCGGATGCCGGTGGTGTCCGGGTGGGGATTGCAGCTTCGGACGTGGCAATGCTCGCTGCCGGTGATGTCCTTCGAGATTGCCGCCACGCCCGCCGAATACCAAGCCATCACGGGCCAAGTAGTGCTCGGCTCTGTCGTCTCCGTGTTCGCGGAATTCTCCGGCGGCACGGAACGCATTTGGCGCGGGCGCATCCTCGACTATTCGATGGGCGGCCTTGGCGACCAAACCAGGGTCCGAATCGACGTTTCGGATTTGGTCGCCTACACCCTCGACCGCATCCCCACCGGGAGCACCTACCCGGCGCCGCTCTTCGACGGCGTGGGCCGGAAGGCGCCGCAGCGGGTCCGACTTGGAATGGTCCCGTTTGACGACTTCACGCTAACGACGGTCAAGGCCGAATATACAACGCTCGCATCCGGCTTCACCCCTGGCGTTTCGACTGAGCTTGACGTGGGGAGCACCACGTCTTTCACACTCGGCTATGACTTCGCGAATTCGACGCCGATTGCGGCGGCGGTGCTGGCGAAGGCCAATGGGACGGAGGGCTTCGTCTATTTCGCGGCGAAGACCAGCACCAAACTGCAAACCCTGACCTATCCGCAGATGCCGGGCGGGACGCCGGCCAATCCGCCGTTCGCCACGTCCTACGCCATCGCTTCCGAGGTCTACCCCGTCGCCGTGGTTGCCGGGCATCCCTTCACGGTCATCCAGTCCGTCTGGACTTCGACCGGCGTATCCCTGGCGAACGGGCCCTATGACCGCCTCCCGGCCGCGTGGGCGCAAGGCATCCCCTACGGGGAGATTGACGCCACCGATGCGAACCGATGGTCGGCGCTTGTCTACACCTCTTCGGTTGGCTCGGACCCGTGGACCGCGATTCAGACCCGCGTGGAATGGGAGTCCGGCGCGGACCTTTACACATGGGCCGCGCCCCTCGGAATCTGGCCCGTCACGCGCCAAGGCCAATTGACCTTGCGGGCGGCCATCGTTCCGGCTTCCGCTGGCGCGACCGTCATAGCCGGCGTTGTCAACGACTCCAACATCGTCGCGCTCGGGAGGCACAAAATCCGGGCCGCCGGTTGCGACGCCGAATATCGGGCGCTGCCTTTCTCGCACGCCACGTACCACGCCGTCGGCGCCGCCGGGAATCCGACGGAAGTGTACGTCTTAGGCCGGTCCAACCTCCGGCCGGTCACGCGCCCCGCGCAGTATTCGCCCGCGCCGCTGGACCTAAACCAGCACGTCATTGGCGAAACCGCGCCCATCGCGCAAGACCTTGACCGCCGCGTGGCGCCGTGGGCGTGCCGCGTGGCCTTCGAGGTCGAAGGCGTGGAGCTTTGGGGCGCCGCCGTCGGTTGGGTGCCGGGCGATATCGTGCGCGTCACGTCGGCCGCCATCCCCATCGGGGGCGGCGCGACCGCGCAGGATACCCCGGCGGTCTGGATTCCCGAAGAGGTCGATTGGGGAAGCCGGACGGCGCGGGGTCGGTTGGTCTTCCTACCCGCGCAATGACCGCTATCCCGCGCAATGACCGGCTATCCCGCGCAATCGCAATGACCGGCTATCCCGGCTTGATTCCGGTGAACGCTTCGAGTTCCGCGACGGAAACCAGACAGCGGACCACGGCTTCCGCGTATCCGGCCAGACCCGGGAGGTCGGCGGCGGTGCAGTAGGCTACGAGGTCCACGGCCTCTTGCAGCGCGTCCACGGCATGATTTCGCCCGTTCGAGCGTTGGAGCGGCACGCCGTACCGCGCGATTCCCTGCGCCCGACGTTCCACGTACAACGCGCGCAACCGCGGGTCCGAGGTCCGCGCGATGATTTCGGCCCAAACGTCGCCATCGGCGGGCACGGGGTCGGGCTCGGGCGCAAGCCGGGCGGCAAGGGCCGCAAGCTGTTCCCGGTCGGTGCTCATCCGAACCTCCGCATCCATTCGAAGAGGGCCGCTTCCGCCGCCTCCCGGGTGGGCGCCGTGGCGTGAACCTCGTAGGGCACGGGGTCACCATAGGCGAAATATCGGGCCGACCATTTCCACCGACCGCGGTATTCGGTGATGGACTGCCAGAGGCGCGGGGTCATGGGGCGGCCTCGATTTCGGCCAGCGCGGCGCGGATGGCGGCGAACACCTCCGCGCGGGCGGTGGCGCGGACGTGCGCGACGAAGGCGGCCACGGCGTCGGGAAGGGCCGCCGGGGCGGAAGCCGGGGTCGGGAAGAGCGGCGCGGGCTCCGCTTCGGTGGTGGCCACGTCGCGCAGCGGGGCGCCGGCCAGACGGAGGGCGTTCGCCACGGCGCGCGCCGAACGGGGCGGGCGCCCGCGGGCGGTCATTTCGGCGGCGACTTTGGCCCACGGAAGCGACGTGTCCGCGGCGATTTCGAGGCCGACGCGGTAATCGGCGGAATCCCAATACTTGCGAGCGTAGGTCATCTGGCTTCTCCTGTTCTGGTTTGGCCGGGGTCAGACCGGCATTTCACGGGCGTACAAGGCGATGCAGGCGGCATCAATGAGGCCGTCATGGTCGCCGACGAAATCCGCGACGCGCGGATGGCGGGAGCGAAGCCACGAAAGCCGAAGGGCGGTCAACGTGGTCTTGCGCGCGCCGGGCTCGCCATGCAAGCCAAGGTGGCGCGTCCACGCGGCGGGGTCAATGACTTCGTAGCGGTCGGCATCAAGGCCGAAAGCGAGGGCGGCGGCAATGCCGGCGTTCGCGCCCTGCGCAATCTGAGCTTGCCCCGGGCGGCCGGCGGCGGCCTCGACCGCGACGATAAGCGGCTCCGGGCTTGCGTTGACGGCGGTGCGCGCCGCCCGGAAAACGTCGGCCAGCGCGCGCACCATTTCGGCTTGGCGCTCATGGGCGCGGGCACGGGGACGCGGGCGGTAGTGGTCCGAGAATCGGGCCGCATAAACCGGGAGGGCGAAGGGCCCATCCCAACGGAGCGCGACGGCGGCGCCGTCAACGCCGGGGTCAACGCCGACGGTTAGCATGGGTTTCCTCGGGATGAAAATCGCGGGTGTACCGGCGCCCCTCTTCGATGGCTTCGGCGGCCTTTCCGAGATGCCGATGAACGTCGGCAAGGTCGGCGCCGGTGGATTCGGCGACAAGCGCAGACAGGGATGCGAAGCCGACTTCCGCGCGTTGGAATGCCGCCCTGGCTTGCCCCAAGTGTTCCGCCGCGTCGCCACGATGGCCCGCCACCATCGCGGAACGGGCCCGCCAACGGGACCAGCGGGCGAAGGCGAGGTCGAAAAGTAGAAGCTCGTAGATGCTGCGAACTTCCATCCGGCCCGGCGTCACAGCGTCACCCGCGTAAGCCACGCGGCCAAGCGTTCGGGCGGCATGTCATAGGCCGTCACGTTATCGACCGCGCGCGCCGGATACGCGCTCCATGCGCCGCCGCGCTCTTCTTCCAGATACCAGCGCACCGCCCCGCAAATCGAAAGCGCGACGATGCGCTTTTCCGCGGTCCCAACGTCCCGCCAAGTCCACGGCGGGAGCACCAACGAATCGAAGTCCATACTGCACCCTGAATGAATGGTAGCACGGCGCCCGCCATAAGGCAAGCGCCGCGGGTTATTCGCCGCGGATGGGCCGAACATGCACTCGGATTCCGCCCGCGATGGCCGACACCGTGACGCGCGACGGTGCAGAGATGTCGAAGGACAACGTGCCGATGGGCTCCGCGCGCTTGGACGGCGCATCCTCCGGCGCCCGCTTACGGCGCACATCAGCACGAACCGGCGCCCCGGCGCGCACAAGCGTTTTGCGGACGGCTTGCGGCCCGCGCAGGGCGTAGCCCTCGGAGGCCATGACCGCGCCGACCTTGCGCCACGAAAGGGCGGTGTCGGCGGCGATTTCGAGCCCACGGCGAAGCTCTGCGGCGGTCCAGGCGGCCCACGTCACGGGTCACCCCCGGGGCGATGCACGCCCGCCTCAATGGCGTCGGCCAGGGCGGAAACCGCGATGGCATTGGCGAGGTTCTGCCCCACCAATCGCCCCGCCTCCCGACGGAGGAAGAGCACAACGGCCACCCGTTCGCCGACCCGCGCCGCCCGGTGCTCCCGCCGCGCATCGGCCGCGTTGGCTTCTGCGCGTTCGAGAGCCGCTTCGAGGTTGGCGACGCGCAGCCGCAGCCCGTGCGCCGACTTGGCGGCCGGTGTGACCGCCGCGTAGGGCACGGCCCCGGCCGGGTCGATCGGCACCTCGTCATTGGCCGTCCACGCCTTCACGGCGTCACCTCCAAGGCGGCCAAGAGGTCGGCACGCTGGCGGCGGCGCTCGTCGGCCGGGTCGGCGCCAAGGACGGCGGCGGCGATGGCGGAGGCCAAGCCGGCGACGAGGTGGCGTTGGGAGGCCATGTAGGCGTCTGACGGGCGCTCGCCCCGGGCCGCGACGGTCATCCACCAATCACGCGCCGCGCAGGCGTCGGCGAAGGTTTCGGCGGGGGGCCTCGGAAACTCCGGCCGCTCTTCGTCTTCGTCCGGCGGGACATAGCGGGCCATGATGGCCTCCGCGGTGGCGACGGCGACGGCCAAGGCGCGCTCCGGGGGATGCGCCGCGCCAAGGGTACGGATGGCGCCCTCGACAGACAGCGAAGGCCAGAGGGCGGCCACGTCGAGTTCGTCTTCGGCGGCGCCGGCCGGGAGCGCGTCCCGGTCGGCCGGGAAGAATCCAAGCGCGGCACGAAGCTCCGCGCGCGTGGCGGTGAGGCGCGGCGCCTCTTCGGTTTCGGCTTCCGCGTCCGTCTCCGGCGCGCAATCCTGGCACGCGCCGCAGGGGCCATACTCGGTGGGGCGGCGGCAGAAGCGCGGGCGGGCGGGCCCGTCTTCGAGTTCGGGGGAGTAGTCGGGATGGTAGCGCATGGCGGTTAGTCCGGGAGGAAGGCGCCAAGACCCCACGCGCCGACGATGGCGAGCGGAATCCAGGCAACGTGGTACGGGGCGGGCGCGATGGTGGCGCCGATGGCGGCGGCGAAGGCCAGGATGCCGAGGGCGGCGCGGGCGGGCGGGTAGGGAAGCGGCGTCATGCGTCGCGCCCTTCGCAGTCGCCGATGCCGGGGGCGTCGGTGTCGTGATCCTCGCAGGCCGACACGATGGAGACGCCGAGGGCGGCGGCGGCGGTGTAAACGTCGGCGATGCTGGCGCCGGCGGCGCAAGCCACCTTGGCCGCGTCGTAGTCGGTGAGCTTGCCGCCGCGGGAGTACGTGGAGACGTAGCAGGAAAGAAGGTAGGTCGAACGGGTGAGTTCCATGGCTTGCTCCTGTTTGGTGGGCGTCGCGCCCCGTGATAGACCGGCGACCGGGCCATCACGGGGCGCCCCGTCCGGGGCGCGTGGCGTCAGGCGTTGAGGGTGGCGGCCATCGCCAACGCAGCGCGGTAGGCGCGGGCATAAGCCGTGCGGCCGGTGGTTTCCGCGTAGCGCCCGGCGTGGCAGCGTTCCCAGGTGGCGACGATGCGAGCAACGCCGCGGGCGCGGTCGCCGATGAACGCCGGGCGGCCGTCGAAGTCAGGCGAAAGTTCGACCACGGCCACGCGGCGGTAGCGGCCCCAGCAGGAGTTCGGCATCTTGGCGGCGGCGGTCATAACAACGTAGCGGTGAGAGGCGGTCATGGGAGACTCCGGGGGAATGTCGCGGGCCCACCGCCCGCCGACATTCACACAGTATGGCGGCCCCCGTCCAGCGTCAAGCGGTTGACAATCTCCTGACAACTAACCAGCCACGTCTTCGAGCACGGCCCGCGGGAAAACGTAGCATCGAGCCTGCAATCCCGCGATGCGCACGTTCCGCGTGGCGCGCCCTTGCGCGTCAGGCAGAAGCCAACCGCGCGCAAGCCATTCGCCGATGACGGCGCCACGGTCGGCGCTCGCCTCCGTTAGCCAGCGGTCCAGCACATCCGGGCGCACGGCCACCTGCGCCCACGCCTCCGTGGCATCCCACGCGCCGGCCCACCCGTCCGGCGGCGGGTCCGCGGCGGCCGAATGCCAGAAGCGATGGCGGGCGGCAACAGCGCGGGTCCAGACCGCCGCCAAGGTGGCGCGCGGCTTGTCGGCGTCCTGGCCGCTGCGCCGGGCGCCTTCGAGCGCGACAAGGACCGCCGCGTATTCGCCGCCATCGGCAACGGGCACGGGGAAGCCGGCGTCCGTCATGGCCTCCGCAGCCAGCCGAAGAGACGCCACAGCCGCGCCCAAGCGCCCGGCGACGGCTCCCGCGTCCGCGGCAAGCTGCCCCGCGTAGTGGTCCCGGAGGTCGGCCCACCGCGCGCGCACGGCGTCCGCCCCGCGGGCGAGCGCCCACCGGATGACCGCCGGCCCGGCGTGGCCGTAGTGGGGCGCGCGACACTCCGGCCCGATGATGCGCGCGATGGCGGCGGCGCGGGCGGCGCCGTCGGCCCCCAAGGGCTCGCCCCGGACTACGATGGTACGGGCGCGGGCGCCGTCGTCTTTCGGCGCGTAGCTGGTGATTTCGGCCTCCCCCGTCGAAAGCATCCACGAACACCACGATGCCGAGCGTTGGACGCCGGTCACGGTCCCCCGGCCTTTGCCGATGCCGCTGGCGTGGACGTAGAGGGTGCTCCCGATGGTTGCTTCCCGCTCCCGTTCGGGGACTTTCTTGCTATCGTCCAGCATGACGGGAAGATGTTTGAGGGCGGCGGCGGCGCGCTCTTTGTATGTCGCGGTGCCGGTCCAGGGCATGATGTAGCCCTGTTCACCGGGGCGCCCCCAAACCGACGCAGCGACGTTTAGCGCCGTCGTCTTTCCGCGCGAAGTGTAGCCGCAGATGTCGAGAATCCATCCCACCTGCGAATAGACGGAGACGAGAGGGGACGCGGCGGAAGCCAGGATGGCAAGCCAAACGATGGGGAGGTCGGCCAGCACCGGCCCAAGCTGCCGCCACCCGTCCGGGGTGCCGGCGCTCCCAACGGCGTGGACGGGCGCGGGGAGGTCGGGGGCGTAAAGCTCGACCGCTTCGCCCCCGGCTTCCCCGATGCATTCGCTCCCGAAAATGAAGCCCGCGAAATCAGGGCCGGTCCACCCGCAGCGGCGCGCGACCCGGCCAAGAGGCACTTCGTCAGACTCGGCATAGGCGCCGATGTATTCGACAACCCCGCGCGCGTTGACTGACGAGACGGGCAATCCGTCATCGGCCAGCGCCACAAGCTTGCGGCTGTCAAGGAACGCCGACCGGGGGCGCGTGATGCTGCGCCACCCGCGGCCATCGTGCCAGCACACTTCGAGCATCGCGGCGCCATCGTCAATGTCCACGATGCGCCGTTGGACGTGGACCGCGCGCGGGCAGACCATGAGGAAACGGGAGCCGTTCTCGTCTCTCGTCTCTTTCCAGACGCCCGATTCATCCACCGCCCACCCGCCGGGCGGCGGCGCGACGTGGCCGGGCGGGGCGAAGGTCGGCGGCGCCTCGCCCGCGGGCACAAGCCGGGGCCGGGTGACGGGCGCGGGCTCGTCTTCCACGAAGAAATCATCGATGCTGCTGCTCATGGCTTTCTCCTGTTCGGGATGGTGAAGCGGTCCAGCGTCGCGGCGATGGCGGCGGCGTACTTCTCCCCCGGGCCGTCCGCGTCCGTCGAAATCTGAACCAGCGTAGCGTGTCGGAGGGTCGCCGCGATGTCAAATCCGGGGCCGTCGGCGGGCCATGCGCCCTGCCAGACTCCGAAAACCGCGTCCACCTCGTAGAACTCGCCCGACTTGGCGAGCCGCAGGCGGCCGTCGGCGGTGGCCGCCCGGAGGAAATCGGGGCCGCCCTCGACAATGACGGCGCGGCCAGACCAAACCACGGAGCCCGGGGACCAATCCCGGCCGCAAAGCACGGGGTCACCGGGGCGGAAGGCGCCCCCGCCGCGAAGGACGGAGACGGCCGCGGGGTCGGCGTAGACCGCGCCCCGGCATCCGCCGCCGATGGGCGAGACTTCCTTGGCATCCGGGCCGGCGTAGGGAAGCCAAGAATCACCGCTCCAACGATGCGGCCCCCTCGGCTCGCCATCGGCCGTCCACGCGCACCGCCGCGCCCGGAGCGCCACAAGCTCCCCGCGCGCGTCGTAGACCGGGAGCAAGAGCGGCCACCCCTCGCCCCACGTCACCCGGCCTACCCGCGCCCAATCGGGCGGGGCGATGATGGTATCGCCCACCTCGCAGACGCCGGGCGGGCAGACCCGCGCCACCGAAAGTGACCGCGCCCGGGCGGCGCGCGCCACGGGGTCGCCGCGCCATCCGTCGCGGGCCGAACGGGCGGCCCACCACCCGGCGGCGGCGCCGGAGTCGCAGGGCCACGCGGCGTCCCACAGGGCGGCCACCTGGGACGCGGGAAGCCGTTCGGGCGGTGCCGGGGGCGGCTCGGGAGCGCGGGCGATTGTGGGGGCCTTCTTGGCCTCTCCCGGGGCGTGGGCGTATTCGCACAGGCCAAGGGATGCGCAGAGGTCGCGCAGGCGCGGCCAGTCCGCGGACCCGGCCCGGAGGTCGGCGCCGATGGACGCGGCGGCGACTTCGAGCGCGCCGCCCTTCGCTTGGCAGGCGTGGCAATGCCACGCGCGTCCGAGGTCGGCCACCGGGGGCCGCGGGTCCGCGCCGCCCCGCCGGGTTGCGCCGCAGGCCGGGCACGGGCCGAACGTCGTGCGGCCGTGCGCCGTTCGGGCGGGCAGTCCGAGCCCCGCCACCGCGCGCGCCACGGGCGCCTGTCGCACATCGTCAATCCATCCCATACGCACCTCACCGGGGAAGGGTAGCGCGGCGCCCGGCGCCCGTCAACCGAGCAGCGCCGTCACGAACTGCGCCGCGATTTGCGGGACGATGGCATTACCGTAGCCCCGTAATCGTCCCACGCGGGCGGGTATCCCATCAGCCAGCGGGAATGTTCCGGGTCCAACCGGCCGCCATTTCCCATCCCGGCATCCGAGCCAATCAGAATCCGCCCATCCGCTGTGAGTCGCGCGGGGCCTTTCGCCTCCCACGCCACCCGGCCGAGCAGCCCGTTCGGCGGCGCCGTCCCGTCCGCTGCGCCGTCCTTCCAGTCGCGCGTCGTGGGCGTCGGCCATCCCGCCGCCTGAGCTGCCGCCGCAAGCGTAAGCCCCGCCCCGTTCCCGTTGTGGTGCCGCTCTCGCATCCGGTCCCGGCGCGCTTGGTTCGCCTCCCACGGCTGGCCGTCGTTCATCGCCCCGGCGTCCGGCGTCGGCCACGGCGCCCCAGTAAAGGCGCTGTCGAAGATGCGGCGCACCGACCCCCGCAGCGCACAAATCGGCGGCCCCGACGGCATATCCCAGACCTTCCAAGTCAAGGCGTACAGCGCAGAGCCAGTCAAGCCCGGCGCGGCCCGCAACCTGCTCTCCAAGGACGATTGCAGGGCGGCACTCCGCGACGAGGCGGCGCATTTCGGGCCAAAGGTGGCGCTCGTCGGCGGTGCCCCGGCCTTTCCCTGCAACGGAAAATGGCTGGCAGGGGCAGGAACCGGTCCAGACGGGCGCATCGTCGGGGATGCCGGCAAGTCGGAGGGCGAGGGGCCAGCCCCCAATTCCCGCGAAGAAGTGAGCTTGGCGGTATCCCACAAGGTCATCTGGACGGACATCGGCGATGCTCCTTTCGTCCACGTCGCCGGCCGGAAGGTGGCCGGCGGCAATCAGGGCGCGCAGCCAGGCGGCGGCGAAGGGGTCGTGTTCATTGTAGTAAGCGGGCATGCTGGCAGGGTAGCGCGGCGCCCCGTAGCCGTCAAGCGGTGTAGCAGGGCGCTACTACGTCTCGACGGGGCGTGAGATAGCGAAAGCCAAGGAACGACCGGCACGGCGCCGCGCAGCGGCACTCCCCTTCTCTCTCTCTTTCTCTATACCTTTTATGCTACTGCTACACTTGCTACGCGCATGCTACCAGGGGGACGGTAGCACGATACACGTAGTCAAAGCGTCATTTTCGGCGCTGCTACACCTGCTACGCCAAAAACACATACCCCTTCGCGCGCGCGACCCCCGGGCCCCTCCTCACCCCTCCTTCTCCCCGTTACATATGTACCCTTTTCCGGTAGCGCGTAGCAGAGCGTATCTGCAACCAGCACCCTCCCGGATTACGCCGACCGTCCGCCGCGTTTCGGCCGGCCCAAGTGATACCGCGGGAGTGTAGCAACAAGGTAATACCCCTGTCGCCGCTACCTGTTTCTGGTAGCAGAGGCGCCCCGCTTGACGCGCCCGGGGCACGGTGCTACGGTAAGGCCATGACCACGCTTCACGACCTTCACGCCCGCGGCCTCTCCGACGCCGAAATCGGCGCCGCCCTTGGCCTCTCCCTGCCGCGCGCCCGCGCCGCCCGTGTGCGCGCCGGGCTGCCAGCGAACCCCGCGCCACCGCCGCGCGCCCGTCTCCGCGTCTCGCTTGCGCCGGACGTGGCGGCCGCCATCGTGGACCGCGCCGCCATCGAGCGCCGGCCCGTCGCCGCCGTGGCGCGCGCCCTTCTGGTGGGCGCGTGAGCCCCGGCGATATCGTCTGGCTGAGCGGTCCAGGCGGCGTGATGCGCGTCAACTTCCGCGGGCTCCACCCGGACGATTCCGGCCTCGCCATCGTTCTCTCGTGCGAGACGTGGATGCAGTTCACGGTCCACGTTTCTGCGCTTTCGCGGGAAAAGCTGGAATGAGCGACACCG